GTAAAACAACTGGTGAACCTTTTAATATATCAAGTTCTGAGCCTTGCGTGTCCATTTTAATCATATCAGGCATTGGAAATCCTCTCTTGTCAACAAGAGTATCTAATGTAATTCCTGTTTTGAATACTGCATGATCTTCAGTAAACATACCTGTTGTTTCTTGATAGTAACTGTTTCCACCTGGGTTTAGTAAATCTTGATAAAACTTTACTAACTTTCCGTCTTGATCAGTGAGCAATTCATTTACATATTCAGTTAGACCTTCACGTTCATAAAACTTACCTGCATGTTGCATGGCTTCAAATGGAATAATACGTGCAGTAGGCCAAATCTGTTTTGCAAATCTTGTCCAATGTAATACACTTGATCCAATATCAAAAATTACACGCGGATTAATTTTATGTTGTGTAGCAAGCATATGCAAGTACCCTTTGTGTTCAGGGGGCAAGTCAATGCCTTGTTGTATTTCTTTATAACGTGCCAACACTTGTGTTTCAGTTACTGGCTGAGGTGTAGATATAGATTTAATTTGTGTAAACGGCGCAGGTGGATTAGTATCAACTACCATACGCATAGAGTGTATGTGTTCGCAAAGTAGACTAGTGTCTGCCCAAATTTTAAAACCATGCTTACGTGCTTCTAAACAGAAATAAACATCTTCACTAAAAGTATGTGCATGATCTAATGCACTTTTATAAACAAAGTGCGGATAGGGCATTGTACGTAATACATCGCCTTTAACTAAGACACAACCAAACCCGCAACCAGCAATCTCAACAAGTCCACGACCTTTTAAGTTTTCCCACTTAGCATTTTGTGTGCCGCCGTTTGGAGCATCTTCATAAATTTCTAAAATGTGGTGCCCTGGTTTGCGTTGAATATAAAGACCTGACACAACATCTTTGTCTGCTGCAATAAGTCTTGCTAATGCGTCATTAGGTAATACAATGTCGCTGTCTACACAAAAGAGGTAATCATAACGCTTGCCCCATTCGGCAATTAAATTTCGAATTTGATCAATTTGATAACCGTAAAAGAATTGCAATTCGGTTTCAATACCTTCTGGTAATATCTGATCATAAATGCTTTTAAGTGTATCTGTTTCAACATTTCGATTAGTAGGTAGTGCAATCAATACTTTTTTCTTTTGAACATGACTCTTACGTTTAATAACTGTAAGTCCGTTGTTTTCGGTATCGTAATGGCAGAACTCCCATTCTGGATTTTTCATTACATAATCAATCACAGCACTTAATACATTTTCTTGACCAAGACCAAATACAAATGTATCATGGAAAGCAATGTACTTGCGAATCTTATGACCATGACGTGCAAGTTCTGCTGACACTTGATCGTAACTGTGAACAGTATCAACAAACATCATATCAGCTGGTTCAATATTAACTTTTAAACTGTCTCCCATAATGTATTGCATATCTTTGCCTTGATTATTTGCAACTAAAAACAATTCAGTAACGCGAGCATCTTCTTCAATATCGTAGCTACGCAATTTTACATTAAGTGGTAAAAATGCTCGTGTACTTACGCCTGTTCTAACACCTAGTTCAACTACGCTTTCACATTCTTGTGCTAATTTATGTAATATTGGTACATGTCTATTAATATCGCTTACAGTATCACACGCAGCAATATATTCATTTTTTAATATTTCTTCGTTTGTCATTTCTATTGATATCCTTTGATATATAAGAGATTCTCTATCTAAAAATCCGTTACTAATACTTTTATCACTTGTAGTTTGTGCAAACAAACCTTTAAATTTCATATTTGTTATAAGATAATTTGTTCTTCTTTTTGCTAACTGCAAATCAAAAATATAATTATCCCCATAATATACCTCAAGACCTTGAGGTACTGGTTGCCAATTTTGTTTATGTAAAAAGAATAAACAACCGTATCCGTAGGTATGTTGACCGCTCCACGGAATAATATCAATATCGCCATTTGTTATTAATGGTTGATTAAAATCTTTTTCTCCTGGGCATAATCCAAACGTTCCGTTATCAGTTGTTAATAATGGTTTTAATTTCTTTAATAAATTTAAATCAAACGCGATGTCATCGTTTACAATGCATAATAAATCATTTTTTGCTCTTTTAACACCAAAATTCCATGCTGGATTTACATAAACATTTTTTCCAAAAGAAGTAATTTTAACTTTATTTGTTGGAATTAATTTAGGTCGATTTTGATGATCATTATCAATTATAATAATTTCATCAACTAAAGGATGTGCAGAAAGTTCTGCTAAAAAAGGAATAGTAATTTGTGGACAACGCCACATTGTAGGAATGATTATGCTATATTTCATTTGCGATTTAAAATCAGTTGTGCGTTTTTAGTTTGTTCGTTACCATTTATTTTATAATCGTTTAAAGGATTAATATCATTGTAATTGCATACAATTTCTTTAACCGCAACAATCTTATCAGGATTAGCACGCTCAATCATTTCATAAAACAATGCACCATCTCCGCCAGCACGTAACCAGTTACCTTGATCATCTTTAAAACGTTCACTAGGTATATTATTGAATAGCTTTTTAGTAAATGTTCTTAAATGTGTGTAGGGCATGTTCCACGCAAATTTGTGATTACGATAAGCACGTTTTTCTTTTACTGCTTCTGGATAATCTTGTGCAATTAACGGAATATTGTCAACTAAACTCCAGCAACTACCGTATGTAAATTCTGCACCATGTTGATAGAGGTCATTATATAAATGGAATATAGTGTTATTGTTAACTAACCAATCATCGCCGTCAAGTAACATAACAATGTCGTCTTCTTTAACATAGTTAAGCAATACATTGATATGATTGTATACTGCACCTTTGTTAGATTCATTTGAAGTTAATTTAATTTTGTTTTGTATTGATTGTGGCAAAGATTTGATAGTCTTTAGTGCTATATTGTAGCTATTATCAGTCGAAGCATCATCAATTAAAATAAGTTGATAGTTTTCATATTCTTGTTGAACAACACTTTGTATGCAACGTTCGATATATTGTTCTGAATTGTAAAAAGGTGTAACGATTGATATTGGTAGTTGATTGTTTGAACTATGATAACATCTGCGATCAACTTCGTTGTTAAACCTACGTCCATGAATTCTAGCTACTTTTTCATTTAATCTGCTTACACGTCTAAAATCATCTGCTGGTAAAAATAGACCAAGACGCATGTACAAATGCTGCTTCCACTGTAAAGCAATTGTAGCCCAGCTGTAAGTATCATTTATTACATCGCAGTAATTTTGTTTTTGTTGTAGCAAATAAGGAGTATGATAAGCAGCATATGTCATTTTAATAAACGCATCTGCTTGTCCATAAGCATCAATATGTGGGAAAACACTATTTGGTACTGCTGGGTAATCTAACTTATAACAAGCTAGATCAATTGCAGTTTCTTCAAGCGCACCAAATCTACAAGTAATTAATGGAGTTTTATAAAGCAAACTTTCAAGTGTTGATATACCAAATGTTTCAGGAAAATCAGCTGGATATATCATATACGTTGCATTAGCTAATATTTTGGCAATCTCTTGTTGCTTAATTACTCCAGTAAAAGTTACACCGAGTTGTTTGTATTTTTCATCTTCTTTAAAGTTTACTAGATCTTTTTCTTGTTCGTCAGGTTCGCTGCCGTCTCTAAATCTGTAATAACCACCAACAATAGTAAGATGTGCTTCAGGTATTAATCTTTTTACATCAGGCCAAATCAATTGTAATAATGGCTTGAGGCCTTTTGTAACACTAGCGTTGTAGACAAAGTGATTGGGATCTTTTTTACTTAGATCAACTTCATTGATATATTTCACTGCACCGTTACGTGTTTGAAAGTTACGATGTTTGAGAACATCGAACATACGTTTTTTGCCGTGTTCGTTATTAAAAGTATAGTTGGTATGAAAATCGCTTAAAGTGAATACTTCATTTATAACACCTGAGACAACCATCTCCTCAAGATTTTCATCACCTTTGCAAAATGTATCATGCATCCATAAAACTTTCCACTTGCTTTTAGGTATGAAGCGGTAGATTGACCCAGGAAAGAATGGAAAAACAGAACGTGAAGAGAATACAACATCATATTCATCTTCAAATAATTCTGTTTGAGTGTGATCTATAAACTTAACACCATCATAAGTTCCTGGTGCAGCTTGGCTATCAATACAGTTATTATAAACTGTTACGTCAAAGCCAATTTTTGCAAGCTCTCTGCTTATTAAAATAACAGCAGACTCGGACCCACCAAGACCTCTTTTTTCAAGGGTATTACCGTCATATGTTAGCCCAACAGTGTCTATGATTGCAATTTTAAGCATATTTTAATTCCAAATAATAATACTATAGCATAATGCTGTATATAATCAAAATATCTAATCCTATAAATATAATAGAATATTTTGTGAGATTGCGATAAACTATGGCTATTAAAAGGTATGCAGGCGACAAACTTGTTGGGTTAAGTTCGGACACAAAGCCAACTAATATACCTGATGGTGCCACATTTTATGAAACAGATACATTAAAATTATATATCAAAGTAAGTGGTTCTTGGAGTTTAAATTCTGTTCAAGGATACACAGGTAGCCAAGGATATACTGGATCTACTGGTTATACTGGTAGTACAGGGTATACTGGGTCAATTGGGTTTACTGGTTCGAGGGGCTTTACCGGTAGTATTGGGTTTACTGGTAGTATTGGTTTTACCGGTAGTATCGGCTTTACTGGATCAGCAAGTACACAAGCAGGTTACACTGGATCAATTGGCTTTACCGGATCAGCAAGTACACAAGCAGGTTACACTGGGTCAATTGGCTTTACTGGTTCGAGGGGCTTTACCGGAAGTGCAAGCACGCAAGCAGGATTTACTGGGTCAATTGGATTTACAGGATCAGCAAGTACACAAGCAGGTTACACTGGGTCAATCGGGTTCACTGGTTCAATTGGTTTCACTGGATCAGCAAGTACACAAATAGGTTATACAGGTAGTATCGGATTCACTGGTAGTGCGTCAACACAAATAGGCTATACAGGTAGTATAGGCTTTACTGGTAGTGTTGGATTCACTGGATCAGCTAGCACACAAATAGGGTATACAGGTAGTATCGGATTCACTGGATCAGCTAGTACACAAATAGGCTATACAGGCTCAATTGGCTATACTGGTAGTGTTGGATTCACTGGATCAGCTAGCACACAAATAGGGTTTACTGGGTCAATTGGTTATACTGGTAGTGCGTCAACACAAATAGGCTATACTGGGTCAATTGGTTATACTGGTTCAATTGGATTTACTGGATCACGTGGCTTTAGTGGATCTAATGGCTTTACTGGCTCAATTGGATTTACTGGGTCAATTGGTTATACTGGTAGTACAGGCTATACAGGCTCAATTGGGTTTACTGGATCAATTGGATTTACAGGATCAACAGGGTTTACTGGTAGTGCTGGATCAAATGGTTCAACTGGATTTACTGGATCAAAAGGTGACCCAGGTACATTTGGCGGCGCCGCATTT